GTAATGTGTGCTGTGAAACGAATGCAGGAGATCAAAGAATGATTGTCTCGCTATTTGTGGGTGTCTTAACACTTTTAAAGGTGGTATTGAAATGAAAGATAATCCTTTCAGTTTGGTCGTTAACGCAGAGAACGCTAAGTGTGTCGTTGAGTTTGATATTACCTCGGGTGAGATCAACTATGAGACATGGGAGGTGTTCTACAACAAACACTTTAAAGGCGACTTTAGACAGTCTTACAAGCCAGAAGACTGGGTGCTGGTCAATGACTTGATTCATGACAAGACGTGGTGTTCCATTGATGCACAGATCAAGGAACAATGGAAGGATGTAGAGGAACAACAGAGGGTTTATGATGAGCAATACTAAAGAATTACTGGAGCTGGCTCTAGAGGCCGTACTGGTTGGGTTTAAGGCTGAGCAATACATGAAAGACGAAGATTATGCCTTACAAGACAAGGCAGTAATCTCCATCAAGCAAGCCCTTTCAGCACCTGTGCAGGAGATTGAATACTGCAATGCGTATCACTGTGCTGGAGATTGTGGGCAACCGCACAATCAAAAAGAAATGCGGGACTTCCTTACGGCACAGCCAGCACCTGTGCAAAGCGCAGAGCGCGAGGAGCCTGTGTGGTGCGGGCATTGCAATGGAAGCGGGCGCATGGTGCGTGATCCTGACATCGGCACGGATCAAGAGTGTTTTGTTTGTGATGGCACTGGCGTACTCACGCAAATTGACAACATGACCGTAGGGCTGACCACCCCACCCGCACCTGTTCTGCCGCATTGCGAACACGATTTCAAAATGAGCCCGTCCTATGGTGGTTATCTTTGCGCCGTATGCGGAAAACCAGAAAGGCGCAAATGAAAATCGATCTTACCGAAAAAGCGATTCACAGCGCAGTCTATTGGCAAAACCGATGCTGCGATCTAGAAGAAATAATTGAACAGTTTTGCATGGATGCAGATGCCACAGCACTGGTGCAGGAGCCTGTGGCGTGGAAGCACACCATGATTGAGGATGTTGTGGTAGGGCATCGCCCCGCTGATTTAAACGTCCATCCTGAGCGTTGGATGCCTCTATATAAAGGCCCCACACCGTGTCAAACCTGTCAATCACTGGCCCGTGCAGTGATGATGGATCAGACGGCGCATGACACCACCCCACCCGCAGCACAGCGGCAATCAGCACCAGCTCCGGAGGAGCGTAGTAGTGCGTGGGTTGGGCTGACGGATGAAGAAATTGATGTGATAGATCAAGGCATGTGTGGTGAACGCGAATTTGCAATCCTGTTTGCACTAACAATCGAAGACGAACTCAAAGCGAAGAATTCGCCATAAGGAGAGGAATAGTGACTAGCAAATTCCTGAGACACATAGCTTGTGAGCATTGTGGAAGCACTGATGCAAACTCGCTCTACGATGACGGCCACACACATTGCTTTGCTTGTGGTGTAACTGAGCATGAGTATGCTTATGACGAACAGACAGTAATTCGGGATGCGATGGCTTTAGCTAAGATAACAAAGAAAGCTAATATGGAAATCAAAGGCACATTCAAATCAATCCCTGACCGTGGTATCAGTCAGGCCACCTGTGAAAAGTATGGAGTAACAACCGATGGAGACAACCAATATTATCCTTACACTGACGGAGATGGAGTTAGAACGGCTGTTAAGCAACGCACTGTTTCTACAAAGAAATTCTCTATCTCAGGAGACTTCAGTGGAGCAACTCTATTCGGTCAGTCTCTCTTTCACGAAGGAGGAAAGGCTCTCACCATCACAGAAGGAGAACTTGATGCTCTCGCAGCTTTCCAGATGCAAGGAAGTCTCTATCCTACAGTGAGCATCCGTAATGGCGCTCAAGCAGCGTTAAAGGACTGCAAAGCTAACTACGAGTGGATCAACACCTTTGACTCTGTAGTCATCTGTTTCGATGGTGATGAGCCGGGGAAGAAAGCTGCTAAGGAAGTGGCTGAGTTGTTCGGCAACAAAGCCAAGATCATGCAGTACAAGGACGGTTACAAGGATGCTTGTGAGTACCTGATTGCAGGGGCTTCTAAGGAGTTTGTGAATGCATGGTGGAGGGCTTCACCGTTTGTTCCTGATGGCATTGTCAATGCTGCTGATCTCTGGGAGGAAATCTCCAAGCCAGAGCCTGTGGCAGAGGCTTTGTACCCGTGGGCAGGATTGAATAAACTCTTGTACGGTATCCGACCTGCTGAGTTGATTACAGTTACCGCAGGCAGTGGCTTGGGTAAGAGTCAATTCTTGCGTGAAATACTGTACAATCTGCTGAAGACAACGAGCTGGAACATTGGAGGACTCTTCTTGGAAGAATCTACCCGTAAGACAGCACGAAGTATCATGTCATTGCACGCTAACAAGTTGTTGCATTTGCCTGATACGCCTACAACTGAACAGGAATTGAAGGAGGCTTTTGATGGAACCATTGGTAGCGGCCGTATTTATCTATTTGACCATTTCGGCAGTAGTGATGTGGATAACATCTCCAACCGTATCCGATACATGGCGAAAGCTTGTGATTGTCGTGTTGTGTTTCTGGATCACATTAGCATTGTTGTATCTGGCCAAGACCTTGGAGACGAGCGTAAAGCTATTGACAATATGATGACAAAACTACGCACACTGGTGCAGGAGCTAAACATCACTCTGATCTGTGTGAGCCACCTTCGTAGGCCTCAGGGTAACCAAGGCCACGAGGATGGTGGTAGTGTATCCCTGTCTCAGTTGCGAGGCTCTGGAGCCATTGCACAACTGAGCGATGCAGTGATTACTTTGGAAAGGAATAGCATGGCTGAGAACGAAGATGAACGACACCTTACCAAGATTGCAGTGGCAAAGAATCGTTACAACGGTGAGACTGGCCCTGCTTGCAAGTTGCAGTATAATGGGTATACTGGACGTATGATTGAAGTTGAGGATGAGGTTCTTTGAACCGAATGAATAGGAAGTGATATGATAGACAATGTAATCCCTTTTAAGGAGCCTGATCCTAAGTGTAGCTTCTGTGGTACGCCTAAGAGTGCTGCTCAGAAGTTCGTACAAGGCCCTTACGGTAAGCATATCTGTGGTGTGTGTATTACTCACGCTACTAAACGATTGAAGGAGAGCGAAGATGGCAGCAAGTGACGGCGGTAAAGGATCTGCACCACGGCCTATCCCTGACCCTCAGAAGTTCAGTGATAATTGGGATCTGATCTTCCGTAAACCTAAAGAGAAACCTGAAGAGGATAAGAAGCATGAAAACAGTGATTGAGATGGCAAATGAAGCAGGATTAGAAAAGGTGTCGTCGGGTTGGAGGGCGTGGACAAAAGACTTGGCGCAATTTGCCGAGCTAGTCCGTGCTGATGCTATCGCTGACGAGCGAGAGGCGTGTGCTCAGTTATGTGCTGAGGATGCGTCTGGGAGAGATAGTGGAGGCTACTACGCTGAAATTATCCGTGACAGGAGCAACACATGACAGTAGAACACTTAATCGTAGGCGCTACCGGCATCGGATACCTGATCGTAGGTGTGCTACAATGGACTAAGGGAGAAATCTCTAACGGGATGATCTGGACTGGGTATAGCTTTGCTCAGATCGGTTTATGGCTTAACATTCGATGAGGAGAAAGATCATGGCGGATATCAGCATGTGTAACGACTATTCATGTCCTGACTTTGAAAGGTGCTACCGAGCACAGGCGAAGCCTTCGGAGTATCGTCAGAGTTACTTCTCAGGTTCCCCTCGGAGCATGGATGGTTGTCAATACTTTGGGCCTTTGGAAGAAACAAATGAGAATCGTACTGGACATCGAAACAAACCTAGCACACGACAAGATACACCTAGTCGTAACTAAAAACATTGACAGCGGAGAAGTAAGAACATGGAAAGTAGCCGACAACCTGCGGGAGTATTTAAAGGGCGTGTCGTTGATAGTCATGCACAACGGCATCTTTTTCGATGCACCAGTATTGAATCGCTTATGGAAGACGAAGATTCGTTTGAGTCAAGTGTACGATACATTGATAGTAAGCAGGCTTCTCGAACCGAGCCGCGAGACAGGTCACAGCCTCGAAGCATGGGGCAACAGTCTAGGCTTTCACAAGATTGACTACGCAGCCGTATGGCAGTGGATGATGGACAGGAAAGAGGAGTACAAGAATGAGTGTTTCGACTATCCTATTGACAGCCTTCTTACTGATTACTGTATTAGGGACGTTGAAGTTACTGCTAAGTTGTACTCTCACTTGGTTAGTGAACTGGAGCAGAAGCAGTTTAGCCAAGAGTCGGTAGACCTTGAACATCGTGTGGCAGCTATCATATCGGAGCAAGAGCGTAATGGATTCAAACTTGACCAGATCTACACAACCTGCTTACTTACTGACATCAAGTCAAAAGTGGCAGGAATATATGAGCGAATGCAACAGAGATGGCCTCCTGTCACTCTTGAGCGATTCTCTGACAAAACAGGAAAGCGACTCAAAGATTCCATTGTTACTTTCAACCCCGGAAGCAGACAACAGATCGGGGAGAAGCTGAAGGAACTTGGGTGGAAGCCTAAGGAGTTTACCGAGACAGGTATTCCTAAGATTGACGAGACTGTGTTGGCAGGCATCAAGATACCAGAGGCTCAGGTCATTGCTGAGTATCTGATGCTGAATAAACGTATCAGTCAGATCGAGTCATGGATGGAAGCTGTGGGTAAGGACGGTAGAGTTCACGGGAAAGTTATTACCAACGGCGCCGTGACCGGTAGGGCTACTCATTCATCACCAAATCTTGCCCAGATACCTAACACCTCATCTGTGTATGGTGCTGAGTGTCGTCAGTGTTGGACAGTAGAGGAAGGGAATGTGCAGGTTGGTGTTGACTTATCTGGTGTAGAATTACGGTGCTTGTCGCACTATATGCAAGATACTGAATGGCAGCGTGAATTGTTGGAAGGTGACGTACACTGGAAGAACACACAGGCTTTTGGCTTGGTTCCTATGGGTACGTTGAAGGAAGACACAAAGGAGCATAAAGATGCACGTAACTTGAGCAAGACACTGACCTATAGTGTACTGTACGGAGCAGGGGCAGCTAAGGTTGGATCTACTGTCGGAGGATCAGCGAAGCAGGGAGCTAAACTAATTGACAACTTTTTGAATAACACACCTTCTTTGAAGAAGTTGAAGGCAAAGGTTGATAAGTTAGCGGCTAAAGGCTTTGTTCCAGCTATTGATGGTCGAAAGATTTGGGTTCGATCTGAACATGCTGCTTTGAATAGTCTGTTACAATCAGCAGGAGCTATTATTGCAAAGAAGTGGATCGTATGTTTTACTGATGAGCTGAAGTCGAAGAAAATACCTTATAAGCTACTCGCATGGGTACATGATGAGGTACAATTAGAGACCCCAGCAGAATACGGAGAAATTGTGGGAAAAATTGTTGCTGATGCAGCTACGAATGCGGGTGAGCAGTTAAGATTCCGTTGTCCTATTGCTGCTGAATATCGAGTAGGGAAGAACTGGTATGACTGCCACTAAGTATCCTCAGGGTTACTTTAAAGATAAAGCTTGTAAAACTTGCGGGAGTGTTTTTACTCCTACAAATCCATGCAATATCTATTGTAGTCCTAAATGTAAAGGTAAAAATTCTTACTACAAGCGTAACTATGGTATAACTGATGCTGATCTGGCTGCTATGAAAATAGAGCAAGACAACAAATGTTATCTATGTCAAAGTGAAGGTTTTCTGATTGGTAAAAATAACCACAACGAAAAACTAGCTGTTGATCATTGTCATAAGACAGGCAAAGTCAGGAAACTTCTTTGTCACAACTGCAATAGAGCTTTGGGCCTGTTCAAGGACAACCCAGAACTGATGCGTAAAGCAGCAGACTATATTGAAGAAAATAATTGTAACAACCCTTGACATGACGTTAAAGTGCTGTACAATATTAGGTAAGAAGCGCCTGTGGTGAAACTGGTCAACACAGCAGATTTAAAATCTGCCGCCGTAAGGCTTACCTGTTCGAGTCAGGTCAGGCGCACCAAACATGACAGATCGGAAAGACGGTCACTTTCATAACATTTAAAGGAAATTCAAATGGACAATAAACCTGTCAAAGTCTCTGGTCAACTCTTCTGGGCTAATTGGATGAAAGAGTTCAACACCAAGTTCAATGAGGACAACACCAAGTACGAATGTACACTAGGTATGCTCTCTGACAAGGCTTGTGAGGCTCTGAAGGAACAAGGGATCATGATCAAGAACAAAGACACAATGGGTAACTACATTGTCGGTAAGTCTAAGTTCCTGTTCGAGCCTGTGGACGCTGAAGGTAATCCAGTGGCTATTGAGAAGATCGGTAACGGTACTAAGGTAACTGCTTTGGTTGGCAGTTATCGCCACAAGATGTCAGCTAAGTTTGGCTCTGCTCCGAGCATTAGCAAGATCATCGTAACTGATTTGGTTGTCTACGGTGAAGATGCCGAAGGTGACGATGACGACATCCTGTAAGCAGGAAAATATTAGACACTTGATTGAAGCAGGAACACAAGTATTTGCTGGAACTGTTTTAATTTTTGTGTCTAACTTAATCTTCTTTCCTTTATTGGGAATTGAAGCAACAACATCTGCAAATATTGCTCTCGTGGCTCTAAACACTGTTGTTGCTTTTCTAAAATCTTACTTTGTTAGAGCGTTTTTTAGAAAGATGGAATGATAAAACATATCGTATGTTATTCTGGAGGACACTCTAGTGCTCTAGTTGCTATTGAAGTTGCTCGTAAGTTTGGTAAAGCAAACACTATTCTTCTGAATCACGACATTCATAGCAATGTGGAGAATGCTGACATTAAAAGATTTAAGCAAGAAGTTGCTGGCTACCTTGAAATTCCCGTAACTTATGCTAATCATCCGGAGTGGGACACTAAGGATCAGTTTGATGTTGTTGTAGATGCTTCCGCTTTTAAAGTAGGTAAAGGGACGGCACTGTGTACACATCGGCTGAAGACTCAACCTTTTGAGAAGTACTTGAAAAAGTATTTTCCAGATAAGAACTGTGTTCTTTACTACGGATTTGATAAGAACGAACTACATCGTGTTCAAAGACGATCAGGTATTCTTGGTAATATAGGGTATAAATCTGATTATCCGTTAGCTTTGTGGAATGAGCGTACTATTCAAAGTACGAAAGAGATTGGTATTGAGCCTCCTCTGACGTATGGTAAGTTCAAACACGCTAACTGTACTGGATGTCTTAAAGCAGGTAAGCAGCACTGGTATATTGTGTTCTGTGAACGACAAGACATTTGGAACAAAGCGAAACAAGCGGAGGAACTCATCGGATATTCCATTATGAAAGATGATTATCTTGAAGAACTTGAACCGCTGTTTAACAAGATGAAGGCATTAGGTATTGAGGGGAATGAACATGAAGACCCTCGCACTTTCTTTGCACGAGTTAAGAAACAAATCAATGAATATCAGGATGATCTCTGTGAGAAACCCTGTGAATGTTTTGTATGAATGAAAAGGAAGAACCTAAGATTGCTCTTGTCGATGCTGACTTTTTAGTCTACCGTATTGGTTTCAGTACGGAAGATGAGCCAGTCGGCATCGCTAAGGCACGATTAACGGAGTGGCTAGAAGACTTTATCTACATCAATCTCAAGGCTGACCACTATCTAGCTTGGATTACAGGTAAATCTAACTTCCGTTATGACATCGCCAAGACAGTGCCATACAAAGGCAACCGTAAAGATGTTCAACGACCTAAGCACTACGAAGCCCTGCGGGAGCATCTAGTCAAGCGTCATGGGGCTATCGTTACGGTTGGTGAGGAAGCTGACGATACCGTAGCCATTGCGTCCACGAAGCTCTTGGATGAGTGCTGGATCGTGCATGTGGATAAGGACTTGGATCAGCTTCAAGGATGGCACTACAATCCTGTCAAAGATGAGAGATACTATGTCGATGAGTTCACAGCGTATAAGTCGTTTGCAACGCAACTTCTCACTGGAGATAGGACTGACAATATCCCATGCTTGGCAGGCATTGGCCCGAAGAAGGCAGCTAAAGCTCTCCAAGACGCAAAGACGAAAGAAGACCTCTTACGTTGTGCGTGGGAAAAGTATCAAGAATTGGGGCATACGTTGGAGTATTTTACTGAACAAGGACAGCTCTTGTGGCTGAGACGATATGAAGGAGAATTATGGCAACCGGACGTAAAATTACTGCCAAACAAGTTGCAACTAAGTACGGATTCCGCAGTGGGCTCGAAGAAAGAGTAGCGGAACAACTGGATCAGTTAGGTGTGTCTTATACGTATGAAAAAGTTAAGTTGAAATACATTCGACCTGCCTCTGAACATATCTATACGCCCGACTTTAAACTTCCCAATGGAATCATTGTGGAGACTAAAGGAAGATTTCTACTAGCTGATCGGATGAAACATATTATGGTTAAGAAGCACAATCCTGATGTTGATATTAGATTTGTGTTTTCTAATTCTAATGCGCGGATCAGCAAAGCTTCAAAAACAACCTACGCTATGTGGTGCCGTAAACACGGCTTTCTCTTTGCTGATAAAATTATCCCAGAGGAGTGGATCAATGAAAGCTGAAGTTTATAACCGAGAGATACATTATGATTTCACCACTGAAGAAGTGGAATTCTTAAAGTCTTTAGGCTTATGGGAGAACATCCGAGAGAAACTGCGAGAGCACGAAGTCATCACCATTGAAGGCTATGAAAGGACTGTAAGCAAGTGAGTAATGTAAATTTGGTATGCTATTCCGTACCTGCTCCGGGACTGGTTGAGAAGGGCATTAAAGACGCTCAAGACCTCTTAGCGTTCATGGCTCGTGTCTCTAA